GATGATTATAGACGTTGGAGAGACAGAGTCTTCTTAGATGAGCTATTCAAGAGTGAATCAAGAGGACAAAGTAGTGATACACAAGGTGGTTACTACTATCCAAATAATAAAGCTAAAGCTGCTGGTGGTGGCCTTAACGCTTATTCAGCTACAGAATATGCTTCTGAGCGATTTAAGTTCAACGTTAAGACTGACCTACTTGAAGTAGTTAAGAGCTTACGTAAGCGTCACGTACCAGTATTCGGTGACGGATACTATCGCTGTATCGCTGACCCTTCATTCATGAAGGATCTCAGGGCTGATCAGGGATTCCGTGAAGTTGCACGTTACCCAGGCATGGGACAAGGCAACCCTCTAATGGGTGCTGGCGGTCCTAACCAAGCTATCTACGGTGGTGGTCAATATGGCCAGGCACAGTTCGTAGGTGGTGAGCCCGTCATGCCTTCCGGATTTGTCTTCGAGGGAGTAAGATTCTTCGAATCAACCAACTTCCCCGCTAAATCTATCTCAGTTAACATTGCCGATGGGCAAGGTGCTGTGAATCATACCACTCCTGCAGGTCTGTTTTTCGGACCACAGGCTATCGGTGTAGGTATTGGTGGTCCAAACGCTCAAGTTCTAATTAACAACAACGACGACTTCTCGCGCTTTATCATTTTGATATGGCAACTTTATGCCGGCTTTGCGAACTTGAACAAGGACTTCATCACAACCGCCTTCACCATAACTGAGTAAGGAGGTAACTAACTAATGGCAACTTACAAGTCTTCCGCTGGAGCTATTCTTCAGCCAGGTAACCAGATTAACAAGCTTTCTGGTTTCAATGACGAAGGTGTTTTTGGCTGGCCAGGTGTCGAAGCTTTCGAACTCATAGGGTACGCAAAAGTTTCTAACCTAGAAGCAGCTAAAGCTTCTAATAAAAGCTTCAGCTTAACTGTTCCTTCTCCTGATCGCCGTGTAGGTGATCGTGTACGTGATGATCGTACAAGCTTAGTAGTAAAAGCAAGTGCTACACGTCCTGCATATGTCTACGGTGCATCTATTGCATTGGCTCAAGACATTCCTGCAGGTGGTGAGCCTTCTTTCCCTGCTTCTCCTGTTACAGCAGACTTAGATGGTACTAACACTGAGGTTCTTCTTCTAGGACCTGACAATGGTGGTGCTCCTCTAGGTATTCCTGGAACTCAATTGAACGGTTTAGCAGCTGCGTCTGCAAGCGTTGCAATTGGTGCTACAGGTCTTGCTCAAGGTACATCAGCTACAACTTCTGCAAAACTACCTTTCTGGTCAAGTGTTTCTGGCACAATCGCTGCTGGCGATGCTGCTAACTCCATGATGTACAAGGTAACAGCAGATACAACATTTAAGATCTATAACTTGAATGCTGTAGCTAACACCACAGTTACTGGTGATGGTGTATTCATCAGTGCAGCTGATTCAGATGCTGGACGTGCTGCATACTTGCTCGGACGTGTAACTTATATACGCCCTGCTGCAGATGTATCATGGAATGATATTCAAGGTTTTGTTGATTTTGCTTCACAAGTAGGCGGAACTGACAGTTAATCTTTTACATTTAGTAAATATTAAGCGGGTCCTTGTGGCTCGCTTTTTATTTTGTCTATAATTAAGTCATTCATAAAATGACTATGCAATTAATTACGGTGATACTGATTATGGGTCTTACTTTAGGTTTGATTGGTATATTCATGGATAACTCTCACCCCAACCATCCACAGTGAAGTTGAAATCAAAGGTAGACACTGGTATGCTAGGCAGAGGTTAAACAATCAAGTTATGTTGTATCAGTACAAACCAACAGGCGGTTTAGTAGAAGTTGTTTCCCAACATGGGGAAGGCATAAAAATGTGTCTTGATGCTAATGAAGAAGTTCTTTATGCAGATGAGTCAGATTTAATTCCTCATATAGGAGCTACAACCGAGAAGAATAGAAATGAAGAAAAGTATACTGCTGAGTTAGAGGCAGAAGGAGTAAAACCTGCAAATTTAACTACTAAAGATACTTTTCCTATTGATACGAGAGTAAATATAAATAATGCAAGTGCTAGACAAATAGCAGATGCCCTACCTGGCGTAGGTTTAAAGACAGCAAGAGATATAAAAGATTTACAAACTTCTTGTTCTGGTGAGAGATTTCAAAAATTAGAACAATTACGGGCTGTTAAGAGAGTTGACTGGGATGAGATATTCAAGGAGAATCTTGTAAGAGTTGATTAATAACATTTGAAATTATTAGATGCTTTTGCTGGTATAGGAGGATTCTCTTATGCAGCTGAACGTTTAGTTGGAGGATTTGAAACTAAACAGTTCATAGAAATTGATGAGTATTGTCAATCAGTATTACGTAAGAATTTTCCAAACACACCAATACACGATGACATTAGAACTTTTAAAGCAGAGCAAGGAGAGTACGACGTACTATCAGCCGGATTTCCTTGCCAAGATTTATCCGTGGCAGGATCACAAAAAGGAATCGGAGAAGGTACAAGAAGTGGATTGTTCTATGAAGTCGTCCGTCTCATTAGGGAAATTCGACCTAAGTTTATCTTACTTGAAAACGTTAGAAATTTATTGTCTCACCAAGGCGGGGAGACGTTCCAAGAAGTCCTCTTTCAAATTGCCAAAGCAGGGTACGATGCAGAGTGGAGTGTTGTATCAGCAGCAGATATGGGAGCCTGTCACAAGCGAGAAAGAATCTGGATCATTGCCTACCCCAACAAATCAGAGGGCTGGCAAAGGGGAGTTTTTAAAGACATTAGTAACGAAGGATGGGGAACCAGCGAGGGTAGGAGAGAGAGCATACAATCCGAAGACGGGGAAACATGTACAAATAACTTTGGACAGAGCAGTAGAGTTATTACCAACTCCGACAACGATGGATCATCTACCTCAACGAGGTTACGATTCAATGGTGAAACAGACTCAAGTTCACAGGAAAGGGAGAACCAAATTAGCCAATCTAAGGGAAGCAGTGAATCCCGAGGCAGTGGAACTGTTCAACAAATTACAGAAACTTCCGACACCAATGGCGAGAGATTGGAAGGGGAGGTCGGGACAAGGATTCCAAGATCGGTCAGGTGGGAGACCACGCCAACTTCCAGACGCCTTAACCCAAACTGGTCAGAGTATGCATCTGAACCCGTCCTTCGTAGAGGAGATGATGGGTTATCCAATCGGATACCTCGTATAAAGGCGTTAGGGAATAGTATTGTTCCAGCTTGTGCAGCAGTTCCTTTACAACGTATAAAGTATTTGAATGATCTGGAGGAGAGAACTTAGTTCACGTAAAATAATATTAGGCTTATCCGTAATTAGTTAATGAAGTTAGATACTTTTACACAGTCTAAAATCCGATGGCATTTAGGTTACAACCTAACTTCGGTTCCAGCTGGCGATATAAGTCGTTTGGAAGAGGCTATGAATAATGTTCAAGATTCTTTTTGGTTTAGCAAAATAGTTGAACAAATTGGAAGATGTGATGAAGCTGAAAAAAGAACTGATATGACAGGCAGTGTCAATAATGATTCAACTCCTAAAAGTAGAATCGAGAGTATAGCTGGTGACGTTGATCGTACAGTTTCTACTTCTGATTTTAAAGAAACATTGAAAACATGGACACAGATTTATATTTATGAAACAGATCGTTTAGCTCTACATTTATATGTACCTAACTACAGAAACCCTGAACAGGCTAGATATAGATTCAATCGTGAAGGTGCCGAATTCATACAAGCCCTACCTGGACCAGCTGATGTAGCTGTTGGTACCAGACTTTTACTGGAAACTAACTACAGGTAATACTCACGTTTTTTCCTGTTATTCTTATATTTAGGAGTTATCTTCACCAATGGCAATCACTTATTTTCAAGATACAATTATTAGTACTGAAGCACTTACAGCACCAGCTACTGGTACGGCTTTGGAGGTAGCAGTTAATAATTTGTTTTCAACCAAGAATTATACTTTTATGGTTACAGTTGCCAGTATTAATACTAATGTCATTGTGAGACTTGAGGGAAGTTTAGATGGTACAAATTATGCAACGTTACTTGCTAATCGAACAATATCAGCTAATGGAAGTACATTTGAAAATGTAGTAAATAAACCATTTAAGTGGCTTCGTCCTGTTTTTGTTTCTGAAGCAGGTGGAACAGCGGCAACGGTTACCCTTTCTATCGCAGCAGCATAAATGTCTATTAGACCTACCACACGTTTAGGTTATAGACACAGTGTACGCCCCCATAAATGGCGTGTTAGAGAATTATTAGATAATACAGGTGAAACTAATGTAGAAAAATTTGTAAGACCCAGAGGACCTAGACGTATGGCAGGTACTAGAATAAATGCTGAATTAATCACAGCAGGCTCTGCTCCAACTCCCTATATCAAGGGTGATGAGAATCTTCTTCAAGATGATATTGATCTCATTAGTGAGAATTTAGATCCTGACGATCTCGACCCTAAAGAATATGGCTAAGAAAAAAATGCCTCCTCAACTTCTTGAATACTTTAAGAAGAAACAAGGAAAAGCTGAATCTAAAGAAGATGATAAGTCTGAGGATAAAGCAAAGAAGGAAGACAAGAAAAAAGAAGCCGTAGCTAAGGCAAAAAAACAAAAAGAGAAGGGATAATATCCTTTAGCTATAATTATTATTAAATTAACTCCTAGATAGACGTGTCAAGTAGTAGCTCCAATAAACAACCGTTAATGGTGGATCGCCCAGCGAATACCTCCACTCTTTTAACTGTCGCCTCTGGTCAAGCCTTTTCAACAAGTTTGATCCCCACTGCCGTTGGTAATGCTACTAAAGTATTTGATGCTGATGCAGCTTTAACAGATACTTCAATCAGTGGAGCATACATTGATGAGATATGGTTTCAATATAGTAAAAAAGATAATTTAACAATCAGTCCTAAAGCGGCAACAGGAGGTACATGGGCTAATACTGCTACTTCATGTGTAGTTACTCCTACAGGTGGTAGTAATGTGCGAGTAGGGCAGAAAGTTTACGTAGACTTTACTAGTACTAATAACGCTACACCAGCTGATGGTACTTATACAGTTACAGCTGCGACTGCTACTACATTTACTTTTGCAATAGCTGCACAAGCTAACTCAGCTGGTAACTGTACAGCACAATTACCAACTGATTTCTGTTTTTATCTTGTTTCTGCAGCTTCAGTTACTAATACCAATCAATTTTTTCCTTTATTCACTGTAGCTATTGAATCTTTAGTTGAAAAAGAACGTTTTAGTTTAACTGAAGAAGGTATTCTTCCTTATATAAATCATCCAGTAGCTCAATCAGGTGCAAATATAAATAGTGCA